ACCCCAAAGAGTTCTAGGAGTTTCTAAAGCAGTAGCAGTTGCTGCGTTACCTGTAGAAGACCCGGAGGAACCACTAGCATTACCTGTTACATCACCAGTGAGATCACCTATTATCCTGGTAGCTGTAATTAATCCTGCCGAAAAATTACCACTGGCATCACGAGCAACAATTTTATCAGGAACATTATCGGGAGTGGCATCAATGTCCCAAGTATCATTGGCTGAACCATTGAAAGATGGAAGAGTTCCTGTTACATAAACACCCCTAAAGAGAGAATGGTTTGTTTTATCTGCCGAGTCGGCAATTCCATCCAGGTCTCCATGGAAAGTGGTGGCATAGATGTCACTGTACTGTCGTGAGGGACTACCAACTGTAGAAGCAAGAGTTGTTGAAGGAATAATGTTACCAGTGTCGGTGATGTCACCATTCACGTTTCCTGTTCCATCAAAAGTCTGACCCCAAAGAGTTCTGGGTGTTTCTAGAGCAGTTGCTGTTGCTGCATTACCTGTTGATGAACCAGAAGAACCACTGACATTACCTGTGACGTCACCTGTCAAGTTACCAACGAAGTCAGAAGTAATGGTTCCGGCGGCGAAGTCGCCGTTTCCATCACGAGCTACGATAAAGTTAGGGTTATTCAGTGGAGTGGCATCAATGACCCAAGTGCCGGCAACAGATCCATCAAAACTGAGAGGACCGCCACTGATGTAAGCTCCTCTAGTTAGTGGGTTATTTACTCTATCTGAAGTCCCTGAGTTACCATCAATTTCGGCAAAGATCTGATCAACATAAACATTGGCGTATTTGAGACTCGGACTTCCGATGTTATAAGTAGACGTCACACTGGGGAAGACGTCATTTGTGTCCTGAATTTGACCATTTACATCAGCCGTTCCATCAAACGTTTGACCCCAAAGAGTTCTAGGAGTTTCTAAAGCAGTAGCAGTTGCTGCGTTACCTGTAGAAGACCCAGAGGAGCCACTAATATTGCCAGTTACGTCTCCAGTTAAAGGACCAACAAACTCATTGGCAGTAATGATGTTTGAACGGAAACTACCATCACTATCCCTAGAGACAATTTTAAGTGAAACGTTCTCAGGAGTTTCGTCGATATACCAAGTAGTGGCTTGTGAGCCGTCAAACTCAGTAATATTATTGGTAGAGAGAACGTGAAGACCTGCCGTAAGTTTCTCTTTGGTTCTCTCAGCAACAAAAGCATTACCATCTAAGTAACCGTGGAAAGTGGTAGCATAGATATTAGCCCAAACATTATTACCGGAACCAATATCATAAGTATCTGTTTGTATAGAAGTGATGTTACCCACTTCTACCATATCACCTGTAACATCAGCCGTTCCATCAAACGTTTGACCCCAGAGAGTTCTGGGTGTCTCTAACCTTGTGGCGGTGTCGGCATTACCTGTGACGTCACCGGTAATATTGGCAACTACTCTATTGGTAGTAAGTATGTTTGTAGATGGGTTATAGTAAAGACCACTATCGGCATAAACTAACTGTGATTCAGATACCTCTCCATCTACTGGACCACCTACTGGACTACTTGGATCAACAAACAGTAGGAAACTCGTGATGTCACTGTCTTCATCAATAAGAATATCTAATTTAGCTGAGACGTCAGCACGACCAAGAAGATCTGCTGTGATGTTTCTGGCAGCAAAGTCACCGTTCTCATCACGAGCAACAACTTTGTTAGGAGTGTTTGTGACAGTTGCTTCAATGTTTGCAGTGATGGCAATAGAACCATCATATTGATCGGACGGAACTCCAGAGATGTAATCACCAAAGGTTAAAGGGAAGTCACCAATAGCATTGACAGATCTATCATCAACATATGATTTGGTAGTCAGTGTAACGTCAGAATCTGATGCTAACGTGAGAGCACTAACACCCTTTCCAGTGAGGGTCAAGTCTCTAGCAAAGATACTCTGTCCTGTTGCGTTGATGCCACCAAAGGCATTAAGAACTGAAGTGAATGTCTTCTCTCCAGTTATAGTTTGAGTTCCAGAAAGAGTTACAAATCCTTCTTCATTTTGAACAGACCCTAGGTCCCAAGTGCCATTAACAGTGTAGAAGACAAACTGGTTAGCTTCATAGGTATCTCCAGCGATGCCGTTGAAACTGAAGTGAACCACTCCTGGGTTATCTGTGATATACAAATCACCAGTACTTACCCCGGATGGAGCCGGTTGAGTTAGGTCAATAGAACCTTGGAAGGCGAGACTTCCGGGAATGTTTAAGTTAGTGATGCCAGAACCATCACCAGTGATTACACCACCTACATTCAAATCTCCACTGATATCAATATCACCCTGTTGAATGTCAATCGTAATGTTGTCATTGACAATAACATTACCCGTAAGAGTAACGTCTCCTTGAAGACTGGTGTCACCACTAACAATTAAGTTACTTGAAGATAGTGTATTTCCAATCGTAACGTCTTTATCTACTTGTAAATTCTGTTCAAAGAAAGCGTCACAGTAATAGGTAGACTTTGAATAGATCTCAAAGAACCCAGCACACCCGTTTGAAGGGTCACCAAATGTAACATCACCATAAGCAAACAGGTTACCATTGATCTCGACACCGATGTCTCCATTGAACACCAGTTCCCCATTGATATTGAGGTTACCTGTAATTTCAACATCACCAAAGATGTCTAAGTCTTCACGGAATGTAGTTTCACATTTGAATAGAGCCTTACTATTAAAAGTAACTCCACCTATATCACAGGTAGTACCAATTTCAATATTCCCCTGACCGTCAAAGATCATTCTGGGGGTTGCGTTTGTAGTAACGGCTAACTGTCCAGGACCTGGTGAAAAGAAACCAGCGTTATAATCAATAAAGGCTAAACTTGGTTTGGCTGCCGTACCTCTAGAGAAGATAACAGGTTGGTTGATCTCTTTGATATTACCAATAAGGTCTAACCAAGTGATTGCATATGTTCTATCTTCTACAAAATTATTGATAACCAAAAGATCCTGGTTATCAATAATTCTAGCGGCGGGGAGTTCCCCTATTCTTATAACCTTGGCCATAGTGACTTACATCTTTTTGTTATTTATTGTGGTAACCCACTTAGATTACTAATATCAACGTTACCAAGTTGTACCTCCACATCGCCTGACACGTTACTTGTCCCATCGAACATAAATGATCCTGTTCCTTCTAACATTCCAGAGACTGTGACAGTTATTTCTCTTTCTGTTAGTAACTTACTAGTAGTGGCTGTGTTGCCAGTCACAGATCCCGCAGACCCCGTGATGTTACCGGTTACGTTTCCTGTCAACGGACCTTCAAAGTCAGATGATATCGTAGAGGCAACAAACTCATTCGATACACTTCTCAGAACCACAGAGTTTAGAACGTTCTCAGATCTGGCAAACGAATCCCAATAGTTATCAGTAGACCCATTCCAAGCTTCTCCCTCAATGTATGCCCCTGGTGTCAAGAAAGAAACAACTTTGTCGACATCAGTGATGTTATCCAGAAAATAACCGTGGAAAGTTTCAGCATAAACATCTGTGAATAGTTTATCTTCTCTTCCTAAAGTGTACTGGTCATCAGCCAATGGGACAATGTTACCCGTTGAATCTATAAAAGTGCTGACGTTCTGTCTTCCATCAAAAGGTTGACCCCAAAGAGATCTTGTCGTTGCCATTCTGGTGGCAGTGGCAGCATTCCCAGTTACAAATCCAGAAGTACCGGTGATGTTACCGGTAACATTTCCAAGTAGAGGACCAATGAAAGTAGCAGTGATTTCGTGTGATGAAAAGTCTCCTTGGGCATCACGAAGAACAGTTTTACTTGCAACATTCTCTGTCCTTGGATCTATACTCCAAGTGTCACTGACGGAACCATCCCACTCACCAATTTCTCCTTCAATATACGCCCCTCTTCCTAAAGCATTGTTGAGTTGATCTGTTGAAGTAGAGTTGTTTGGGAAGTTACCAACAAACTTATCAGCATACAGTGTTTTATATTTAAGTTCCGGAGAACCAAAATTACTGACAGCGTCAACCAAAGGTGTTATGGTACCTGTGTTACCAAGGTCACCAGAAACAGATGGAGTTCCTAAGTCAGTTATCTGAGACCACATCTCTCTGGGGGTCTCCATCTTAGTAGCAGTGGCAGCATTGCCAGTCACAGATCCTGAAGACCCTGTGATGTTACCGGTTACGTTTCCGGTCAGAGGTCCACCGAAACGTTGAGCTGTAATGACGTTAGCACTAAAACTAGAACTTGAATCTCTTGATACAATAGTGTCAGGTGTATTGTCAGAGGTGTCATTCACTCCCCAAGTGATAGCCTCAGAACCATTCCAGGGTCCGCCAGTAAACCACTCACCATCAGTAAGAGTTTGTCTAGTTGAGTCACCTACCTCAACATCACCGTCGAGGGTTCCGTAGAAGGTGGTAGCATAAACATCGTTCCAAACATTATCAGATGTTCCAAGGTCTCTAGTGTCCGTTGTGTCTGGGGTAATGGTGCCAGCAAACTCCACTTCGCCATTGATGTCTTCACCACCTGAGAACTGGTTACTCCAAAGTTGTCTGTATGTATCAACCGTAGGTGGAATCGGATAAAACTCAGTAAAAGTAGTTACATTACCCGTTATGTCACCTGTGATATCACCAACGACATTATCTACACTAAGTTGTCCTTCAACTGGACTGAATCTAAGGTCTACATCAGAATAGACAACATTAGATGGACCTGTTCCGGTAACTAAAGTTAGTGGGAGATCAGTTTCAGTTGTACTATTGTAATGGATGTCTTGTGTCTTTGAATCGTTTGATCTACCGAACAAATAATCGGCTGTAATTTCATTGGCGATAAAATCACCATCGACCGTTCTCAATACAAGGTTATCATTTCCACTTACACTGGCATCTAAGTCCCAAGTCTGTGCTAAGGCTCCGTCATAAGCTTCACCAATAATGTATTTGGATGTGCTTAACTTGAAATCAAATATAGCGTTGACCATTCTATTGTCAACGTATGATTTCGTGGTGATGTAATTGCCAGGGTTACCAGCAACTGTCTTTGCTGATGCTGCCTTATTACTAAGACCTAAAGTGTTTGATGTAATGTCCGCACCGGTTGCATCAATAGTGTTTTGAGCAGTAATCCGAGGATTGAATGTTTTCTCTCCAGTTGATGTCTGTCTCAGATCCACATACATAAAGAAGGGAGTCTGGAGATTGTTGATAGCACCAATCACCCACTTTGTTTCTGGGGTTGCGAAGTAATAAATCCACTGACCTATCCTGATTTCTTCTCCTTCAATGTCAACCCAGTCAGAACTGACAGTACCATTGGCATTAGAATAGTAGAAGTCACCGTGTTGAAGGGGTAGTTCTGGTGCCTCTGTTGTTGGGTCAATACCACCTTTGAAAGAAAGTGAGTCGGGAATGTTCAGGTTACTGATACCTTGACCATCACCGAATATAAAACCTGCATCAACGTTTCTATTGACTGTTAGGTCTCCATTCTTATCAAATACAATTAAATCATTACCGTTAATAGTCTCCTCAGAAGTGATAGTGTTGAAAGTTGCTGCTTCATAAACTACCAAGTCTTTGGTTGTGGTTGTCTTATCATTAATACTATTATCATTCTGAAGATTCTGGACAACAGTAAAGTCCGTTTTGCCTATTACGTTACAGTAGTCTCTGGTAACATTATAAACTTTAAACTCCTGTGTACAGTTTCTACCAATCTCAATGTACTCAGAACTAACGTTTAGGTCTCCACCATCACCAGAACCTTCGAGAGTGATGTCATTGAAGTTTATATCACCGAGTAGGCCGACATCGCCAAAAAAGTAAGCATCCTTTTCGATGAAGATGTTATCTTCTACAACACTATCACATCTGAAGAAGGCTTGTACGTTTGTCCTAATTTCTTCTGACGGAGAATCTTCTACCTTACCTAACTCAATTACTCCAGTTGGACCAACTAAGAGTCTCCTTTCTTTGTCCGTAGTTACTGCAACAGAACCAAGTTGAGGAGCAAAGAAACCAGAGTCTTCATCCCCAAGAATAACAGAAGGCTGTTCTACACTACCTGCACTGAAAATCAGGTTACTTGGATAGACAGCAATAGAACTTGTAAACTCAGCCCAAGTAACATTTCTGGTTATCTGGTCCTGCTCAATAACCAGTAAAGTTCTAGGATCCGTTATACCTATTCTTTGTAGTTCAGAAATAGGTACAGAAATATTAAGTGACATGTCTTACCTCAAGTTCCCAAAAGCGTGATCGACAAAAGCAAGACCACTGATAGTCTCTATAACTACACCATTAGTATTCGTCATGGCAACACTATAGACATACTTCCCTTCTTCTAAGACCGACGTTTGTTCGGGAGAAAGTGAGATAGAATAAGTTCCTAAAGAGGCATCTACCACACCTGCCGTGAAGGGGGTCATTTTATACACAGGACCATTTTCTGCCAGTGCATCCTGTGACTTGGAGTGTTTTGCTAAGTTAGCACTAAAAGTAGCACCAGTAAGATCCACCGGACTCTTGTCTGGGTTCTTCAAGTAAAAAACTTGACTGAAATCATTACCTGCAGAGATAGTAATGTTAACTACGAAGGTTGCCATATTTCTATCCTCAGGCTGGAAGTGGGGGCATATGGGCGAAGAGGAGATTATCTGTCTTTAGTGATGCCACTTGACCTGGTCCACCTGCTCTAATGTAAGTTGTATTATTTCCACTCTCGTCTTTGATAACCACATCGTCACCAGCATAAACTGGGAAAACATAGTTATCAACAGTGTTTCTACTCCAAAGTCTCTGTCCCGATTCCGCAGCAGCTTCAACGACTTGCCAAATTACAGGACTTTCGCCGGCACAAACATAGGCAATACCATTCTGTGCTGTAAACTGTTGTCCTACTACCGGATTTGGTGGAAAATCAATCTGGGCCATAGCACTCCTCTTTCTTTCTATTTATCAGGTCTTGATACAATAACCACCATATGGAAGGTTATCAACTCCACCACCAACGTCACCAGTCATGTCTGGAATGTTAAAGGTGCTAGTTCCGTTCCCTTCACCATAAAGTTCCTGGATGTGAGCGAACAAGGCAGCATATTCTGTTCTTGACAAAGACCTACCATCACATAAGAAGTAACCAGCAGGAACGTCGGAGGCATTGGCAATGAGAACAATAGTTCCAGCAGTAACTGTAGATCCACCAGCAGTGATGGCAGCCTGAAGAGTGTCTGGGGTAACAGCCTTTGTGCTAATGACACCAGCCAAGGATTCGGCTTCAGTAGCTAACTCAACGATACCTTTCTGAGTAGTTGAAGCATCAACAATATAAACTTCAGGTGAATTCAGTAAGGCGCCCTTAAGAGTGAAAGGAGTAACGGCAACATCAGAAGCACTGCCGACATTTACTTCAGCTTGTGTGGCAATTCTAATAGATCCCGTCTGTCCAGAAGTGGCATTTCTAATATTAACGATGGGGTCGTTAGCTGTACCTGATAAGTAAATAGGTTCTGTCGCCACAAGGCTAGTAAGACCTTGAACCTGAGCCTCTACTTGATCCCAAGATCCTTGGTAGTAAACACTTAGGTTCTGTGTTGTTGTGTTAAACCACAGGTCACCTTCAACGGCTCCTGTTGGTGCATTAGGACCAGTGTAAGCAATTCCAGAGTTCACACCATCGATGTTAGGTGATGCCTCAAGCCACTGACCATCTGGTGTTGGGTCAATATAATAAACGTAAAGTCTTCCATCGTTGTTATTCCACCACAGTTGCCCGTTAAATGCCGGGTCAGGTGGTGCGTCACCAATAAAAACAGCTACATTTAAACTACCATCTCCATCATCGTCATCACCAAAGATTGGACTAGTTAGGAGAACCCATTCATCTCCCAGACGAATAAAAACAGATGACTTAGAGGCGTCATACCACAAGAATCCATTAAGTTCGAGGTCTGGAACATTTTCCGAAAGAATGACCGGTGGCTGAATGGCAGATTCCCAAGCACCAACGGCATCGTTATAAACGTACTTTAGACCGGACGTTGTATCAACGTATGGCTGAGAAGTATCAGCAGGAAATAGTAGTGCCATTATTTGTTAATCAGTTGGTGAAGGAGGGATTTGATTTCATTCAACTCATTAGAGAGTCTGCGGATCTCGGATTGAGAAGCCTTACTCTCTAATGCTTGTTGCTTAGCTATTCTGTATCTATCTCTATCAACAGAAGACCTGTTGACAATTACCCCAGTTTTGGGATCTTTGTAGATATTGTCGTAGCCAGAGACCTTTTGTTTCATGGTTAAACCTTTCAACTATTTAGATTACTCACTACAGATGACTTGCATACTGTCAATCAGAGGAACCTTGGCTGGGTTGCTGGCTGTCATAACAATCTTAATCATAATAGCGTCGAACTTAGCAAGGTCTTGAATGCTGTATTTCAGTTCCTGCCACTCAAACCCTTCAATGTAAGCTGGGTCAACAAGTTCAATTGATCTATCTTGGATAGATTCAATGTTGTCACAGAGACCTGAACCATTGAAGGCGATCCAGTTTTCATTATCCAAGTCACTCTCAGATCCAACTGCCTTTGTCTTGAAGTAGACTCTGATGTCTTCGTTGCCGTAGAAGATAGAGGAAAGTTTAACTTCCATACCATCACAGGCATTTTCCAGAACGAATAGTCTAGAAACCCACTTGGCGTAGGTGGAACCATTCTGATTTTCTTCGGGAATGAAGTATCTCTGGAACTCAGTTTTCGTGATTCTCTCAATATTGAGACCACTGAGAATTGGGTTGTCAATGACACTGTTCTCTTTGATGAAGTTGATAGCTGAGCCTCTGATCTTAATCTTTCTAGACTCTGGGTTGATGTCAATAACCTGGAAGTCTCTGTCAACGTTATCTTGGGTCATCTTAACCAACTCACCAGCGTTCAGGTTGAGGAGTGTGTCATCGAAGTCACCATTAAACTTAATAGTGGCATCTCTTGTGCCATAGATGTTGTTGACCGACTGAGTAGTAGCCACAATAGCTGTGGCTGTTGCGTCTTGTCCTCCTCCACCGATTATTTCGACAGTAGGAGTGGAAGTGTAACCATATCCACCATCATCAAGTTGAATAGAAGTAACCTCACCACCGGAGATTGACGCAGTTGCCGCAGCTCCCACACCGCCACCACCAGTGATGGTAACTGCTGGTCTGGTTGTGTATCCAGATCCACCGTTAGTTACTTGAATCTCAGAAACATAACTGACGAATTCACCAAACATGTAGGGGTTATCCACAAGGTTTCTAATAAGAACAGCATCTGTTCTTGTCAGGTCAACCACAGGGGAAAGATGATCACTTATCGTAGAGATGTAGAAAGTAGTAACCAAAGACTTCTGTCTATTCATATGATAGGTGTCATTATACTTCGCCTGGTTAGGAATGGAGGCAATAACCTTCGGACCAGAGAAGTAGTAACTCTCCATAGGAACAATAGTCTCAACATTACTCAGTTTATATTTGTTCTCCTTATTGAATCCAGTTACGGAACCACCTTCCGTTGGTCTGGCGGAACAGGCAACTGATCCGGTGGTAGCCGACTGTAAACCAGTGTAGAGGTTCAGAACCTCATAGGGTTTGTTGTATGTTGTCTGGATGTTGTTGCCACCACCTTGACCACTACTTGTGGCTTCAGTTGCAACTTTGATGGTGTAAGTCTGAAGGTCAGCATCAATGACTTCGTGGAAACCATTAATTTCTGAAACAGGAACACCGTGGATTCTATCATTGACATCTCCAACGACACCCTCAAGTGATGTCAAATCACCTTTGACAAACCCGTGGTAGACATGGTTGACCCTGATAACTTGTGGGTTCTCTCCGAACACATTAGAATCAAGTAGAGAACCTCTATTGTTGAACTCAAATGGGTTAGAAGCCATTGGCATCTTACCTAGAGGCTTGTTCTGGAGTTGAATAGTAGAAACTGTGTTAGTAAGGAACCTAGCACGATGGAGAACAAACTTGACGTCTGTAGTTTGATCTTCTGACCAAAGTCCACCGTTCTGTGATCTAAACATAGAACCAATACTTGCCTGTTCTACCACCCTCGTTTCGGTGTTGAGAAGATTCTCACCCATTGTAGCAACCCAAATCTTATATTCGAGAGAGTTGGGAGACTTGACAACGAAAGCATAATAGGTGTCGTTCATCAAGAACACAGGGGCGTGGAATCTGAACTTGGTAGCAGCTGTAGCATCACTTGAGGTACAGGCACCCATAACGACACCTTTCTCACCGTGAGTGACTCTAACAACTGCTTCCGCATCAGCACCGTCACCGTTAATTGTTACTGAAGGAACCTTGACATAACCACTACCTGGGTCAGTCAGTCTAACTTCGTAGACTCTACCGTCCTTGACTAGAGCTTCACCAGTGGCACCAATACCACCTGGAAGTTCAGGATCGGAGAAGCTGACAGTTGCGGCGGTGTAGTTCTCACCATAAGAAGTGAGGTCGATTCTACTCACATCATACTCATTAGAAGCGATGTTGAATGAAGACGTTGATTCTGGACTCTGTTGAGGAACAATTTTTTCACCAGGAATAAACTCATTGACATAGTTGTCAAGAGTTACATAATAAACTTTGTTCGTGACGTTAGCTGTTGGGTTAGCTCCAGCTGACTCAAACGTGACTGTCGTCTTGACGACTCCACTTGCTCCTGACTGTTGACCAATAACACTGGTACCAGCCGTGATAGCAGTTGAAGTAACAGATGGTCCGAGGTCACAAACAACTCTCAAGATACTATCACTGTCTAGAACAACTCTAGAGTGTGGGAGAACAACCTCAGTCGGGAACTGTCCATCTGTAGTTACCAGATATGCTTCCACTCCGTGAATAGGATCCTTGTCTGACAGATAAACATCAAGTTCAGTTACAAAACACCCATCTGGATAGTTTGCATCAATAACAAAACTCTGAGCGACAGGGTCACCACGATTTGGTTGTGGTCTTGGTGCCGGCTGAGGTGCTGGTTGAATTACGTTAGTAACGTTAGTAATATTGTTAGTAACATTAGTAATCTCGTTGATAACGAGTGAATCAATCTCATCAAACTCAGAAACCACACTACTACTGAAGCTGGTACCACCAGAAGTAAGAGTTCTTTGTTCTGAACCCATAAACCTATTTGTGCCAGCACTAAACTCAGGCAAACGAGTAGCAACAATAGTTTCCTGTTTGTCCTGAATAACTCCACTAGAAACAAAGTTGGTTTCTGCCAGTGATTCGACAAAAGTTCTATCTGATCTATCCAGCTTGTCAGTGTTAAGTCTGAAGGACTTAGTTCCTGTTGTGAAGGACTTAGTAGATCCAGATGTACGATACTGGATGTCTTCTAATCTTCCTCTAAACTTATAGTCTTTGACCGGAGGCCTTCCATTAGGAATTAGGAATAAACCTTGGAAAACACCTGCATCATCTGTAAGCAGAGGGTTGCCAAATCCAGCAGAATTCTGACCAGGAGCTCCTCTATAGAGACTACGTCCACTTACGGTTGAAATGTTGTCGGGGGAGACCCAATCACTAACGTCAACACCATCAAAGAAAGCATAGAATCTTGTGTTGGGTTTCATTCGTGAAGCCCGAACACGGATAGTGATGGTTCTCATTGTGTTGGCAAGAGCCACATCCACCACTCTATCACCATAGGAAGTGTTGACAACACTACCAGTTTCAATAACAAGTTGTCTGGCAAACTGTTCCCTTCTCTCAGTGGTTTCAGTTGTCCTGTTAGTCATAGTCGTGGTCGTCGAGACCTTGACTGGAGGTGTGAAACCAGGATCTCTTTGCATCCTGATAGCAACGTTTGGTGGAATTCCATTAACTGGTTGGTTGCCAGCATTGATGAAGTTTCTTGCCTCGTCACCACGGAGTGTCTGAGTAGAGACAGCCACCGAACTTGACCTGGAGGTGTTCTCACTCTGTGTGATCCAGTCACCCCAAACAGTTCCAAGAAGGTTGTTGGCGTTCAGAGTGTTGGTAAGACCATCCAGTGCTGAATAGACTTCGTTGTTCTGAATAACAACTTCTGGAAGAACGTTGGTGTTTCTGAAAGTGTCAATAGGAGGAGTGAGTTCAATGGCTCCTTCATAACAGAAGATAGAGTAGGGCTGAAGGTTGATACTTCTTGTGGCAAAAGGAGTAGAAATAATCCTTTGTGAAGTGTAAGGAACCGTGACCGTGTCTGATTCACTTCTGATGTAAGAACCAAGAGCAGTTCTCTCTTCATCTGTCTGATGAACCTCTTCCATCATACAAGAGTCAGTATAATGAGGGGGTCTCAGGTGACCTCTGTCTGGGTCAATACTATTTCTATACTGTCCGTCGAGAACGTTTCCTCTAGAGTGATCTTTGAAGTTGTCAACAATGATTCCGTTCTTGAATCTATCCAGACCAGTGACGGCATCACGAACGCTCATATTGATGGCGTTCTGTTCGAGAAGTGACAGACTGACTAGTTCTTCAACCCTAGAAATTCTACCCTCAAGAGCGTGAATGTCAGACATTCTATATCTCTTATAGTTGAACTTCTGAACTTGAATATCCTTTACACTGAAGGTGTAGGCTGGGAGGAAAATGTCATACAGTCTGATACCAATAGAGATGTCAGCTGGTGGTGTGGGCTCATCTGCTGGTGTCCCTTGAATAAGAGTCAGTGAACCATTCTTATCCAGGAAGAGACTATTATACTGAGGCAGATAATACTCAAGGTCACAAACAAACGTAGATCCAGAAACTGGAATTCTAGGCACAAAGGCGTTTCCACCTTTACTAACATCTTTGTAGTTCTTGGAGTTCTGGAAGTCCACACCAGGTGTGACACTAGCAATTACAGAAGGATCACTACCAGTAACGTTGACAACAGGTCTAAAGTCAACACAGTCTCTCAGTTCATAGAAGTTGACATAAGAGCCATTCTTTGGTTCACTTGACTTGGGAATATAAACAGGAATCTTATTGAAACCGATACCATCTTGGTCGGTGTATGAGTCAACACTGAAGAAGTCGCCAAGGTTATCGTGTTCGAAGTAGTCAAGAGTGATAGCAAGTCTACTATCAGCAGATGGTCTACCCTCTTTCAGAACAAGTCGACCAATGTCATAGTAGTTGTCTCTTTGTCCGTCATCAAACACATAGTTGTCTCTGATATCAACTCCATCTTCATTGATTACAGACTTGACGTTGTAACAATCAGCGAATCCAAGAGAGATAATTCTACCTGCTGCTTGTTGGGCATCAAGTTGAATCAGAACATCTTCTCTGTAAATCTTTCTCTTTGCCTTGGCATTAGTAATTTGAACAGGAGTGATGATCTTTAGAGTACAAGAGTCAGTGATTGGTTCAATGAAGTTGACAATCAAGGTCGTCGCATTATCCTGTTTCGCATAACTCCGAGTGCCGATAAACCTACCAACAATTCTGTTGGGGTCTACTGGTCGTGTAAGGTTCTGTACGACGGTAACGGAAGAGTTAGAGTCGTTGGATAGGAACTGTTCGTTAGGTCTGCCTGTGGTTATTGTGGCGGTAGTTGTGCCGTTATTGACGTTGATTAGGAACTCTCTATAACACTGATAGTCAATTCCGGTAGAAAGTGGGTCTTTCTCTAGAGTGTTACTAACAACTGTAGGAAGTTGATAGACCAAAGTGTCACTAATACTACCAGTTGTCTTCAGTCTAATTCTCTGAACAGACTTACCTGTAACGTTAGAGGTAACTGTAGTGGTGAAGTAAATTCTAGACTGACTTCTCTGTGATCCATAACCAATTGGTTTGGTCACAAAGTGAACCATTTTGTTGATTTCTTGACCTGAGTCATCAACAAAAGTAATCACATCACCGAAAATAAGTTCTTCGGATGGGTCACTGGACAGATTGTCACAAGAAATGTAGTTGTCACCATCAAAACCTGTGAAGAGACTGTTTTGAGCGATTCCAAAGATTTCAGTCTCTAGGGTATTCTGGGAAGAAATGTCCGCAGAGAAGTTATTGATTTCATCTAGTGGAGAGAAGAAAGACTTAGTCTTCTGTAGTGTGTTGGTAATCTTCGCAGGAACAACAACACCATATCCAATAACACCATTAAGTGTGACTACATCGTAATTGATTCTACTAGATCTGAATGGACTGTTGGCTGGGAATGGGAAGTCATAAAGTTTATCTCTTCCAGCAGTTGTCAATTCAATCTTGTCATCAAGACACACAATGTGTCCTAGAGCTTGGGTCAACTCAAGTGTAGCACCCAAAGCAGAAATTGTGACTGTGGTCTCACCACTCAAGTCATAAATGTTATTAGCTGGGCCAGCGTGGGGGAATTCAAAAGCGACAACATCGCCCTCTCTCAGGATTCTGGATTCTTTTCTCGATCCTTTCTCACCCTGATAGACAATCTCATCATTAGTAAATCTACCGACGATGCTGGAAACAATCAGTGTGTTCTTACTAGAACCGGTTTCGACGATTCCCATAGCTTCACTACGTTCGCCGTAGACGAAGTCACCAACGATCCAGTCTCTATCTGCGTTGATTTCAGGAATAACTGCAATCTCAGTAAAGAATGTAGAGGTAAGAACTCCCATTCTATAGGTGGAGTTATAACCATAGTATCCATCATTAGAATAGATGATACCGTCTGGATAGAAGTATCTGGGTCTGATAACACCACTAGGTGCTGGTCTGACCTGTTTAGAGATAAGAATCTTGGCACCACCGATGGTGTCACCTCTTCTAAGACCAAGGTCAGTATCAGCCGCAACAACTACACTGCTACCTTCTCTGTATACTTCATTGGAATAGAAAGTGGTTGCACCAACTGGACCATCACAAATAATATGGAAAGTAGACCAGGGTGAGTTGCCTCTATTCAGTGGTCGGAGGTCATCATCGATGGCGTTTCCAACATAACCGTCGTTATAGTTACGATAGGTGATAACTTCATCAAAAGCAACAGCACTACCATCACCAGAGATGTTTTGAATATCGATAGCACCACATACATTGGTAACAACAAAGTTCAGACCCTGAGTGATTTGTGTAATAGAGTTTTGCAGGAACTTTAGGTTTCTGGCTTTCTTACCAAACAAATGAACTGATGTTTCATAAGTTGACTTATAACCTTGAACGTATGCCTCACCAGAAGAAACTCTCAGGACGTAGTTCTCTTTAGTATCTTCGAATGAAAGGAAATCATCAGGGATAACTAGGTCGTCTCTGAGGTTCTTAGGAGGAATAGGTGGGAATAGGGGGTTATTATTCTCGTCAAAAATCAACTCACCGTCAGC